TACCCAATCCCAATCGCCCCATGCGGGGTTGTCGGCCATCTCCCAATCCAACGCCACGATGCCGTGACGCCAATAGTTGCTGGTGTTGCGATAGAAGAATTGGGCTTCCGCCTCCGGGTTGCCGCCCATCGCGTAGTGATACAAACCGAATTTCTTGCCGGATGCCTGTGCCTGGGCGATCATGCGGTTGGCGTCCGTGTTGACGCCGGACACCAAGCAGTTGTTATACACCTGTCCCGTGCCCCATGTGGTGCCGACCACCACGAAGTCGGCCTGCGTGTTGGCGATGTCGATGCCGCACTGCCAGTTGGACACGTCGATGCCCTGCATGTCCGCGTGCGCGGTCGCCGGGAGCAGCATCATGCACACGGCGGCGGCCAGTGCCGTGACCTTGGCGAACAGGCGCTTATGCCACGGCTTCGGCTTGCCCTTGTTATTGACCAATGTTTTCCCCTTTCTCGGGATGGATTGTTGTTTGTGGCCCACGGTCGTGGGTCAGGATTGTCGGGGCGCTATCGGCGCGGATTGGATGTCATTGTTGAGCGATGTCCCGTGCCCATTGCCGCCAAGGCTGTGGTAGCTGTCGTAAAGCCTCTGACTGCGTGCTTTGAGGTCCTCGTCCGCCACCCCGTCGTGCTCGATGACCATTTCGCGGCGCAGGTCCTCCAACTGGCACAGCAGGAGCTCGCGCAGCCCGTTGACCATGGCTTTGCCCCACCGCCACATCAGGCCCAAAACCGTGGCCACGCCGCCACAGATAAAAGGCACGAGCCAATCGACGACGTGAGTGAGCAAAGACATGGAAAAGCTCCTTTACGGTGGGTAAAACCCACACGTTCGTCCCCGTTGGATAGGCCAACGGGCGTGTGGGTTTTGGAGGTTGAAAATGCTGTTACAAGAGTTTTGGACCAACCGGTTTTGGCCGCATTGCACGCGGAATCTGCGTGAGAGCACGCGCGTGGGCTACGAGTCCGCGTGGCGGCTGCATGTCATGCCATGCTTCGGCGGCATGGGTATGGACGCGATAAGCGTGGAACTGGTCGACAAATGGCTCGCAGGTTTCGACAGCGCGGGCGCAGCACGCAAGGCGTGGAGCGTACTACGCGCGATACTGAGGCGGGCTATCCGCTGGAATCTCTTGGACGTGGACATCACCAGACGCGACATCCAACTCCCCGCCAAAACTCATTACGAGCCGACCATATTGACCCTCCGTCAGCAGCGTGCACTGTTGCAGGGCTTTTACGACCATCCGCTTGAGGCGTGGCTTATCTGCGCCGTCTCATGCGGGCTCCGCACCGAAGAAGGATACGGGCTCGAATGGGGAGACCTCGACCTGCGGCGCGGCGTCCTGCACGTGGAGCGCGGCCTGCAATGGGTCGCCGGGCATGAGGCCGTCGTGCCGCCGAAAACCGAACTGTCCCGCCGCACGCTCCCGTTGCCGCGCTTCGCGGTCAAACGACTGCGCGAAATCAAACCACGCGAGGGGGGCCGACTCATCGGCACCCTCACCCCGCCGCAAGCCGCACGCCAATACAAGGCCTACTGCAAGCGGCATGATCTGCCGCATGTGCCCGCACGCAACCTGCGCCACTCATGGGCGACGAACACTCTGGCGGCGGGAGCGGATATCGCCATCGTGTCGAAAATGCTCGGCCACAGCGATATCAAAACCACCGCGAAGTACTACCTCAAACCGGATATCACGGCTTTGCGAGACGCGCAACGCCTCTGGGAACGAGCCCTAATAGCCTGAACGGGATTCCCTAACCCGCACCGATGTCACGACCCTCATCAGTGGCAATTACGGCACCGTTAAGGGCTATAGGTCCGGGCCGATGGTGACGTTGCGAATCGACTGGAAGTTGTCGGCCTCCGGCTCGTGGAACAGCGGCACGTTCGGCACTCTGCCCGAAGGATGGCGTCCCCCGATGGACTTGAACTTCTCCTACGGCGGACGCGACGGGGCCAACCAGAAGACCATCGACGTGAACGCCAACGGCACCATGACCTACGCCAACCAGGGTGGCACGCAGGGCACGAACGCGTTCGGCATGACCGTCTCATACGCGCTATGACCCGTGGGGTCACTGCAAGACAGTGCAACCGCCTGAGCCAGTGTCCCGAAGCTATGCGGCGGGCATCGGGTCGGCGGTCCTCCATACGCCGGTGCATCCCGCGTACGCGCTGTTCGGATTGCCGAGCATGACCACACGGCCCGTATGCTCGCCGTAGAGGATGAACGTGGTGTTTCCGCCGAACACGGCGATGGGAACGTTCGACTTTTCCGCTGGACGATACCCCTCGGGTATGGTTTCCTGCGCCTGTACGTAATTGTTTTCGCCGCTCTGATTGAATTTCACGTTGCCGCCCATGAAGCAGATACTCCCCACGCGGGTCAGTGTAATACTGTTGCTGCTGTAGGGTACTCGCCATGTCGTGGAACGCTGGGCTAGGGAAAGCTATGACTGCTGCTTGAATGCCACCCAGTAAACGCGCACGGGTTGCGAATCATTCACCCACTCGTGATTATCCGCACGGCGAATACGGAAACGCAATCTGCTGTCGGTCATGTCCCAAAAGAACGCTTCGAAAACCCTTCCCGCGGCATCCGACATACCGTTCGGGCACAGCTGGCACAATACGAAAACGCCATCGGTCGTTCGGAATGGATTATCGGCCGTCACCATGCCTTCGCGGTCGGTGGCGGTATTAATCAATCCGCAATGGGGTAGGGAAAGCTACGCGGTAATCCAACAGCCGGATATACCGACGAATCGGCCGGTATATCCGGTGCCGTTCAACACCATTTTCCCCGCCGGCGTGCCGTAAAGGTAGAAACTGGTCGCGCCGCTGTTGTCGGTGCCGCGCATGACCGCGCGGGAATCGCCGGACGGTCTGAAACCCTCCGGGATTGTCTCGGTGATGGATGTGTTGCCGACCTGATTGAAATTGCTTGTCAGCGTGATATACGCGCAGGCGGTGACAATACGGCCGACACGAACCAGAGTGATATACCTGTCGGAATACGGCATCCTGACTTGGCCCGTGACAGGGGTTAGGGAATCCCACACGTCGCTCATCGGCTTCAACACGTTGAACAATGCGACTGGTGTGCCGATGGTGATGCCGTCCAGCGGGATGCGGTACAAGGGCATGTCGTAGGTGGTGCCCCCGTCCAACGGGCTGGTCGTGTTCACGGCGGGGTCGGTGGGCGTGCCCGTGGTGGGCGTGCCCCTGACCACCACCAGTTTCGCGCTCTCGATGTTCTGCGAGCCCTTCGCATAGCGGCATACGATCAGGTCGTTGCGTTTCTGACCCTGCGACCCGTTGGTGACGATCAGGTCCTCGGGCGTGCCTTGGCTGACGTGACGGCCCTGCATGACCAGCTCGCCCGTGCCGATGGTCACCTTGTTCGCGCTGACTACCGTGATTTCGAACTTGTCGTGCACGTTCAGGACATAATCATCCAAGCCGAGAATGCCGGCGTTCAATCCCGCCGCCTGCTCCGCTGTCGCGTGCGCCTTGCCCGCATGACCGGTGACGAGTTCAACCATTCCGCTTGCCTCCGTTCTGCATCCAACTGTCGAAACTGTTGTCGAAGTCCTTGAGCTTGTTCACATAGTCCGCGTAATCCTGATCGCAAAACAGGTAGTCGTGGACCGTGCCGGAGGAGTCCAACCGGTTGACGTTGTACCACGTCTTGATATCCGGATCGTCCAAGTCCTTGTACCATTTGTTTCTGCCGCAACGGTCGCATTGCATGACCGTCGCATTGTCGATACGCGCCATAATGGCCCCCTTCCTAATCGGCCTCGTAATCGACGGACAAGACGCCGCCCGAGACCTTGACGATTTTCTTGGTTATCGAAGCGTTGACGGTGATGCCGGTGAGATTATCCCTTGCGGTCACGGTGTCGCCCACGTCGAACACCACGTTCGCGTCATCACGGACGGTGACCTTCACGTCACCCTCGGATTGCAGTTCCTGCAACTTCTCACGTGTCTTCTGATTCAGCTCGGCGGTTTCGGCGTTGCTGTAGTCGTAGACCTGCGTTATCTCGTCCACGCCCTTGAGCGACTGGGATTGGCTGACATTGCCTTTGGCGTCCGCATACCAGTGGACGACCACGCGGGCCGCCAAATCGCCCTTGCCCAGGCCGATGAGATGGTTCGGTTTCCTCCACGTGCGCGTCGCGTCGAAATCGATGAGGTCGCTGTCAATCGAGTCGCCGTAATGCGCGACCGGTTCGGCCCAGATGTTGACCCGGCCGGACGCATAGGCGAGCCTGAGTTTCAGTCCGTTGGCCTCGCACATCTTCCTCAAACCCGTATAGCAGTCCGTGTACCGGTCGAACTGGTATTGCTTGATGGTCTGCGCGCCGGCAGTGGGCGAGTCCACCGCGTCGAACACGCCGTCAAGGCCGACGCGACTGATGAGCGAGCCGATGACCGTGCTGGCCGTGCCGCTCACGGTGAGATAATCCTTGCCCCTATCAGGCTCCAAAATCTTGTTCGCCAACATGCCGTGCCACGTGCGACCGCCGTAGGTGAGGGTGCTGCGGCCGTCCTTCAGCGAGTCCTTCAGGGAGTCCACGACGCCACCGCACTCGCCGCCGTCGAAATACACGTAGCTACCGGCATCGATGAGCCTGTCCACGGTCAGTTCGAAATCGTTCTCGTCCGCGCCCCACGCGGCGTCGAGCGTGAAGCCCTCAAGGCTGGCTTGGTCCACATGGCCAGCATCGGTGACGATCAGTTCCACCATGGTGGCTCGCTTTCCTCCTGATAGACGGTCAAATCGACGCCGAAGCCGCTCCACTGCACGATGGAATCGCCAGCCGGTATCGGCTGGAAGATGTATTCGCCCCCGTTGAGACCGGTTCCGCGCCGGCCCTTGTCGAACACGTTGGTCTCGTCGCCGTTCTCGGCGGTCATGACGATGGTGCGACGGCCTGCAATCGAGGTGACGGTCACGTAGGAGCCCGAGGGTATGTCCATGTCGAGCGCGTACGTGTTGCCGCCCAACGTGAGTTGCGGGTTCGACACCGGCCCGAATATCACCATCTGGAACGGCATGGCAGTGGGCATGGGATTCGAGGCCACCGCGTTCCTCGTGGTCGCCAGATAATCATGCGGATAATCATGCGGATAGTCGAGGTCCAGTCCGGGCGTGAGCGCGTCGCTCCAGAAGTGCTGCGATTCCCCGGCCTTACGCCAGATGCCGTCAAGCATGACCACGGTGAGCTTCTGCTGGATTATCGCCGGCGTGATGGTCTGCGGCTCCGCCTTGACCACGTAGGCGCGAGTCGTCCAGCCGTCAGCATCAAACATGCCCGGCGTTCCTGCGGCAACGTCGGCATCGAACAGGCGGCGCGTCGAATCCACCTTCTCGGGGCAGCGGACATAGGTTAGGTCAAGCTCGGCCTCGCGCGCCGTACGACTTACTCCGGTCAGACTCCGGTATCCGATGGTGTACGACCATTCGCGACCGCGCAGCCCATCCGCCGTCTGGGCCCAGATACCGGGCCCTTCCAGTGGGATCGTCTCACCGGTCGAGGCGCATATATAACTAAGCGATCGCATTGCGTATCACCCTTCCGAGTTCACGACCATCCACCTCGATGCCAAGCTTCTCCATAATCAGCGGCATATCCGCGTGCAGTGCGCGCAGTTCCGACAGGAGTTCGCCAAGCAGCTCACCGGACGATGTTTCGCTGCTTGTGGGAACGGCGGTTCCAACTGACTTCACGCCGTATCCGGCAGCTACGTCCGGGGTCGTGAACCTCGTAGATGCGACACCGGAGGCCATGTCGTTCATGCTGGCCATGACGGCAGCTTGGCTGTTGCTGATGCCCTGGGCGAGGCCGAGGCCGATGTTCCGACCTATCTGGTCGCGGAACAGGCGTGATGGCGAGTGGATGCCGAGCATGTTCTTCACGTTGGCGATGGCGTCTTTCACGCCGCCGAGAATGGCGCTGCCGACTTGGCCGATACTGCCCGTGATGCCGTTGATTATGCCCTGCACGATCTGCGAGCCGATGGACACCATGCGTCCCGGTATGGATGCAAGCGTGTTGACCAGATTGCTGAGGAACTGCTGTCCCGCCCGCAACGCGCCTGATGCCATGCTGCTGGCGAACGAGCCAACCGCACTTATCGCGCCGGAAAGCCCGGCGCCGATGCGTCCGGGCACCTGCGAAATGTAGGAGCCGATGGACGAAAGGAACCGTGAGCCGGCGTTGACCGCGTTCGACGCCATTTGCCCGACGAAGCTGGCTGCGGCGCTTATCGCACCGCTCAGCCATGAGCCTACGTTCGACGGAAGCTGGGAGATGAACGTGCCGACGTTGCTGAGGAACTGGGAGCCTGCGGAAAGCGCGTTGGCACCCATCTGCGCGGCCCAGCTCGCCACCGACGCGACCGTGGAGGTCAGCCAGTTCCATATGTTGCCCGGCAGCTGCATAAGGAACGTGCCGAGGTTCGTGAGGAACTGCTGGCCCGCAGAAATCGCCTGAGAGCCGAGCTGTGCGGCCCACAGCACCACGAACGTGATGCCGGAGGCGAGCCAGTAGGCTATCGTCGCCGGAAGGTTCGTGAGGAAGTTCGCTATGTTCGAGACGAACTGCTGGCCCGCCTGCAATGCCGACTGGCCGAAGCTCACCGCCCACGTGCCAATCGACGTGATAAGGTTCGACAACGCCGTTCCGATTGCGGAAGGCAGTTGCTTGAACCATTGAATGACGGATTGGATCGCGTTAGGAATCGTCTGCGTGAAGAAGTTCGCGATGTTCTGGCCGAGACCGGTGACGAACGACACCACCGACTGCCACGCGGAAGAGAGGAACGAGGTGAACGCCGCCCACGCCTTGCGGCCTGTCTCGGTCTGCGTGAAGAACCAGACAAGAGCCGACACAAGGGCCGCTATCGCGGTGACCACGAGAACAATTGGGTTTGCGTTCATTGCCGCGTTGAGCACCCATTGTCCGGCTGCGGCGATTTTCGCCGCCGCGTCGAACGATTTCAATGCGGTGACGGCTGCGGATATGAGGCTCGCCGTCTTGAACGCCGCGAAACCACCCGCGATGCCAGCAATGATGGTTCGTATCGCATCGCCGTTGCCGATCGCCCAATCACCAAGCGACTGCAATGTGGACGCGAGTTTTTCGACAAATGGGGCGGCGGCGTTGAATGCGTCGCCCACGAGCTGGCCGATGGAGGCTGCGACGCCACCGTTCTGACCGACCGCGAGGAAACCGGTTACTGCGTCTGACAATCCCTGACCGAGTTGCGTGAGGCCCTTCCAGAGTTCGCTGAGCGAAGCGAGGAACGCCTGCACGCCGCCGCTGTCGGAAAGCGTGCCGATGAAGATGCTCACGTTGCGGGTAAGCGCGATCCACCAGTTGACGAGAGGGGAGATGATGTTGTTCAATCCCGTGAGGAAGTTCTGCAAGCCCCCGCCATTCGTGACGACATCGAGCAGACTCCCGCCGAATGCCTGCGCGTTCGCCGCCAGACCTTTCAGATACATGCCGAGCTGCCCGAAATCGGACTTCCAGATCGACACGAGCGGCTGCGCGGCCTGCGCCGCCTTGCCGAACCAGCCTTCCACGCCGGTGACCATGCTCGCCGCAGCGTCGCCGACCTTGCCGAACTGGCTGGAGAAACCGTTAATCGCTCCGGCTATGTTCTCCACTCCCACGGCCTCGATGACCTTCTGCACGGCCTTGGCGACGCGGTTCTTCACGTTCTCCATGGCCGTGCCGATGCCCTGAGTCGCGTCCTTCGCCTGCTGGGCGAACGAGGCGTATTTGCCGAAACCGTTCTGGTTCAGTTCCATGACCTTCTTGTTGAAATCATCGAAACTGATCGACCCGTTTTTCATGGCCTCATACAGGTCGTTTGAGTTCTTCCCTGCGCCCAGCATGGCCTCGGCCACTTGGTTGAGCTGGCCCGGCATGGCGGCCTGAATCGAACGCCATGCCTGCATGTCCACTTTGCCCGCACTCAGCATTTGCGTGTACTGGGTGAGCGCGTTCTCCTGCTCCATCGTGCTTGCACCGCCTGCAAGCATGGCGTTGTTGAACGCCAAAGCGATGTCGGTGGCCTCGTCGAGGTTCGAGGTCAGTGGGGCGAGCTGCTGCACCATGCCGGTCATTGCCGAACTTGTGGTCGGCAGGCCGTCCAAGGCGTTCGAAATCTTCTTGATGGATGCGGCCGCGTCCTGCGAACTGTAGCCGAGGTTTTTCATGACCTTCGGGAAATTGTTCATCTGATCGGCGCGGCCGACCGCGCTGCCGATGCTGTTCGAGATGACGCCCATAGCCTTGGTCGTGACCGCCGCAGCCGCGCCGATGATGCCTCCATTGGCGAGCAGGCCGGACGCGAAGCCCTTGCCGGCCTGACCGCCGCCCTTGCTTCCCGCGTTCTGGGATGCGTCGCCGAACGCCTTTTCGATGGCCTTGCCGACGCCTTCCATCGAGGGGACGATGGGCACGTAGGCGGTCGCGAGATCATAGGCCATTGTTTCGCCTTCCTCTGTTTGGTTATGGTTGTCCGGTCTGCGGTCGGTTCCTCACACTGTTCACGGTCGTGAACCGTTGGCTCATGAATCGGTCGAGTTGTTCGACGGTCATGCCCACGGCCTTGATGGTGCGCGTGCGGCGTACGGTATTCCCATCGGGGTTTTCGGGCTGCTGGCCGGATTCGTGGGATGATTTTGGCAGTGGATTGCCTGGACGCGGCAACGGATTGGGCCGAGGACCTCGTTTCTTCGGGTCCTCGTTGCCCCACATCCACAGGTTCATCTGTTCGATGCGCAGCACGGCGAGATACTGGTCGAACGTCCACGCGCGCGCCGTGTTCAGTTCTTGCCAGACACGCGATCCATCCGGCAGATTCACGGCCAGCAGCGCGGCCTGCATGGGCGGAAGGTCTCGGACGGCAAGCCCGTACTCTCTTCTCATGTCCGCCGCCAACTGGTCGGGGCAGCGGTCGAGAAGGAGCACGAGCGTCATGAGTTTGGGAAAGCCTTACCCATCTCCTCGAACAGCTCGGTCAGGAAGGTGCCCATGGTTTCGCCGTCGATACGACCGTCAGCCCCTCGCAATCCATTCTTGACCTTGTCGTATGAGTCGCCGAGAAGTCGGCGTAGGAATGGGACGATTTGCAAGGCGTTACCCTTCGGGTCGGCTTGAAGGTCGTAGAGAGATTCCACGAACTCCCAATCGTCCAAAACCTTCGGGTCGATACCGATATCGATTCCACGGACGTTGACACGGCGAACCGTATTCTTGGACTGCTTGTGGTCCTGTGGATGGCTGGCAATCTGGTTGGCGTTTGTGTTGCGGTGGCTTCGGTTGCGTGACATTCTGATTCTCCTTGATAAAAAAAGCGGTTCTCTCCTTGACGGTTAAAAAAGGGTTCCCCTCGCGGCAAGGAGAGAAGAAAGGAATCCGCGAGGGGAAGCGTTGGCTAGTCGAGCCGTTGCGGTCACGGTCAGAGACTCTGGTCTTTTGGGATGCCGATATATTCGATGGAGGTGACACCATCGCCCATGTCGTTCGCGTTCACAGTGAGGTCATAGCCGAGCACGTCGCTCGAATGCAGCTGGCGGTCGCCGAATTCGGAACGGGTTGCGGAACCGATGACGGTACGGTCCTTCACGTTGCCGGTTGCAACGATCTCGAACACGAGCGAGACCGGTGTATCGTCGGGCATCTGATGCTTGATGACCATGCTCTTGTCCTTGCCGGTCACCGCGTCGTTGCCGTAGCGCATCTGCGCCGCTGCCTTGCGCAGGAACTCGATGAGCACGAACTGGTAGCTTTCGGAGTAGCTGGAGACGACTTTCATCACGGTCGTACCGTTCGCGTCCTTGACCTCGGCGGTGTCGGTGTCGGTCGTGTTCGTGATGCCGTCCTCCGACAGGTAGCCGATGAGCTGGAAAGCGGAGTCGAGCTCGCTTTCAGAATCGGTGGGCAATGCGGTGCCGACGGGTGCCGCGTACGCGTAGCCGCCGACCTTGAACTTGCCGAACGACACGTTTGTGGAATCGTTCTTCGTTGTTGTTTCATTAACCATGATTAGGCCCTTTCTGGAAATGATGCTCATTCGTCGGTCTTGACGGTGAGCTGGATGAGTATCTGGTAGCGTGGCCGTCCGTCCGGCATGGGGAAGTCGGTCAGGCCGGTGATGTCCCAATCGGCCACCTCGGGCAGTTCAACGATGCGTTTCAACCGTGGCAGCACGAGACGCTGTGCCACGTCCGAAGCCTCCCAGCGTGAAGCGGCCCACACCTGCACAGCGATCAATGGTCTCGACACGAACCGGCCTTCCGAACCTCCCGTGCGTTCCACGGTGACGAACGGGATACGGTTCGTGGCGCTGGATTCGGCGGGAACCTCGAAGCTCGCGGGATAATCCTTGAGTTCGGGTGCCGCGTTGAGCCAGTCCATGACCAGCTTCTCCGCGTTCATCAGCCGCCTCCCAACGCCTTGGCGAGCGTGTCGCGCACGGCGTTATCGATGCGCGCGGCGAGATTATCCGTATGCACGAGCACCGTCGCGCCCTTCTCGTTCGCCCGCGGGCCCTCCGCCGTGTACGACGGCTGCCCCGCGTGAGTCGGCGCGGCCATGGAGTTGGCGCGGGCCGCGATCTTCTGTGCCTCCGACAAGGCGGCGCGAGCGCCCTCGTTGCGCCTGTACGCCTGGAATGCCGAATAATGCAGTTTCACCCGTTTCATGCACTATCCCTCCGCGTCGGTGACTTCGACCGTGAGATTCCATGCAGTCGGCTTCATGCCGCCGCCCAATGGCCTCGGGTCTCCGATCACCTCGTAGTCATGTGAATTGATGCGCACACTCGCCCCGCGCAGACTCCGGTATGCGTAGCTGCGGGGGAAGAGGCAGGTGAATGCAACGGTCACGCCGTCAGGTCGAATCGAGTCGGTGGCGTTGCTCATCGCGCCTGGTGAGACGAGCACGTTGTCCACCGACTCGATATCGACCTTCGTGACTGGCGAGCCGCCGGGGTCGGTCTCGCCGGTCGGCGTGTAGCGCACCACTTTCACGGTCTCGCCCCTCATGACGCCTCCCCGTTTGACAGGTCGATGCTGTAGAAGCGTTGGCCGGTGAGCCTGAGCGCCTTCTTCTGCCCTTTGGACAGGTAGAATTCGCCGCGAGGGTTCGCGAATGTCATGGACTGGGTGAAATTGCCCGCCGTGAGGCTGAGATTGCTGGCACCGGTGGTGTCGAAACCAGCGCCCTCGGTCTGCATGTCGGATGAGATCGCGTCCTTGGCGAGCTCGCAGGCGATGCGTTCAAGCGTCGCCTGCGATATGTTCCGCCAATCCGGGCATTGTTCGCGGAGGAACTGCGAGGCATCGGCCAGACGCTGATCCACATAATCGGGGTCGTCCGGCATCTGCTTCCAGCGTTTGGCCAATTCCAAATGCGTGGCAAATGGGTTTTCTTCCGTTTCATCGACCATGACGGCCTCCTTAATGTCAGAATGCGATGATGCCGAAGCCGCGTGCTGCGGCCGGCAGCTTCAGTCCCATGGCCATCACTTTCCGGTGGCCTACGCCGCTACGGCGGAGGCCGGCGCGATGACGTAGGCCGGGAAGCGCTTGGCCTTGTCCGGCTGCACGTCGTTGATCGGGTTGGCGATCTGGAAGCCCACGCGGAACACGACTCGCATGGCCACACAATCCTGCTGGGCGAGATTCA